AAAAATAATAAAAATCGTTTATTACAACAACAACAACAACAACAATCATTCACAATGAGCAACTAATCCCCCCTTTTATCAATGTCAGATAAGAAGATCCCTGTATGGTCAACAGAACAATCACTTTAAGTTTTATCCTCTTACCCTCCTCATTCCGCATGGGGTTGGACTGAATGGTTCGATCGCGAGTAGAAGAGTCATATTTACAGAATCTGGACAGACGGAGATGCTAAGTACAAATAGCAATTTCGTCACTATAGCAAGTCCAGTGATAGAGTTACTTTATTTAGTATGAGTGATGGTGGATGTTCATTGCAAGCTCTATTTTAGGGCATGAAGCTGGTTGATTATAATCACTTAAAATCGATTTATCAAAGTTTGGAAATTATTCGCTCTATTTTATTAGAACGAGCTTAGAACCCTATTGAACGTGAATATTTATCACGTAAGCGAGGTACCCTCTGTGATTTATAGAGAGGTGATTTAAGTAGTTACGGATTCTTGAACGATGAAGATTTGAAATACGTCGGTAAAGCAGTAGGAGTAGACGTTGTACCTCTAGATATTTATTCACGATTGGCTTCCCAATCTGTCGATTTTAGCTCCTTAATTCTAGGAGAGTTCAGGATTAGATATCCCTGCATAGTTTATACAGAAGCTATAAATTAGGTAGCTCATTGTGGTGTTATATTCCACACTAAGAATGCGAGAGCTTACTCGTAAAAGTATAGTTCACAGTTAGTTAAGAGATCTCTGAGGTAATTAGCCATTAAATATTAAATTGAAAGTAGGGTTGATGTCAAACAGTAAATACGTCCATAAATTGATTAGTCTTCAGATACCCTGTCTCAAGGGTCAAGCTAGAGGGAAGAATAAATTGAAGTAGATGTGGCATAGGAGCAAGAGGACCAACGTGCACAGATCAAACTTTATCAAGAGTAAAATATAGAACGCGACAGAGTAGGTATGTTTGGCAATGATGATGACACTAGTTCTTAAAAACCTTAAGTCAAGGCAATCCCCAAGAAGGTCACAGTAGTTATAAAAGAGCGTAGGGTTGCAGTTTAACCCCAAAAGAAACCAGAATAGACTAGCTCGAAGCCCAAACAATAGGTTAATAAGTAACCTAAATTCAGGAAGTAAAGTGAGAAAGTTCCAATTTAGAGTTAATAGAACGTTAAAGAAGAAATAGATGAGGAATTGGTTAAAATTCGAAAAGAATGTTTAAAACATGTTAGATAAAGTTTAAAAGAAAGTAACCCTAACAATTGGGGAGCTGAATCTCCCGATGATGTCAATGTGATATTAAAAGTTGCATAATTTATGATAGAAGGTATACCCTTCCCTCCTATTATTATTAATTCATATAAACAATACTTTTATTTATCCAATTTGTTGAAAAGAGAATCAGAGTTATTTATTTGTTCTGGTGAAAAGCACCTGAAAACATACGAGCTTAAATCTAAAAGCTAACTGCCTAAGAGTACCAGATTATATATAGGAGCTATGAAAGTTGATTTTAAAGATGAGATAGATCTAGTCGAACCTAATGATGTAGCGTGGGAGATGATACACTTGTAAGATTAGATAAGTGACCTTACCAATTTGTAGCGGAATAGAGTTTTACCATAAGCTAGGTTGAATAAAACAGCTGTTATGGAGCACTGGAGAAACGGTGATTCTGAAACTAGAATAATAGATCCAGCTTACGCCTGTGGCTCCGGAGAACTGACATTAGAGTAATTGAAACAAGCCATGAACCCTATGAACGTAGAAAGGACTATCAAAGAATAATGTGTGGAGGCATATAAGGAACTGAAAGGATACTGGCAATTCGGGAAGAAGGTACGAAGTGAAAGCTCTTATTGTGCAGCATTTAATAACTTTACTCCAAGGTTGATATCATCTAGTATCCCTCATAATCTATACACTCAATTAGCAGCACTATATGCTGCTCCCGTGTAATACACTATAGGTAACATAGAAGAAAAGAAAAGACCCCGTATGATGCAAGTATCAGGTTCTTATAATAATAGGAACGTCTAAGTGAACCTTAATGGTAGACCTTAGCCAGGTTTTACTACCTGGTTGAATAACTTTGGAATAGCAATAACCCCCTAATAGTTGAGTTAAGCTGATGGATCTCATGGAGGTCATAATGAAACTAGAGCAGTAAACAACCTGCTACACGGTGAAAATTTGAATTTAATGTATAAAGATATTCGTGATAAGTAGAAACTGAGCAATGATAGATTGAACTTCCATATTATAATACTAGGTGATAAATTCAAGAGTACATTTAACTTGTATTCTGATCTATTCGTTCCCAGATTCGCTGATGTATTTTATCCCTACTCATAATACAAAGACATTATAACATAATTTATGCCAGAAGATACAGATACGACTGTTTTCCTGAATGCTTATAAGCTAGCCGAATTAATATATGAAGACGCTATTTCCGTTGGGCCTATGCAGCAAGTTATCTGGCAAGAAATCCAAGACGTTTTAAATTTAGGACATGACCAGTTGAGAGGGGACGAACCTTTAACCGGGCCTTAATATGAGGCTTTTAGAAATACGTAAAGAGCTACCTTGAGAGATATGTAAGGTTTACCCAACCTCCCCAACATCATAATACATTCTGTGCGCCCTCCCAATTCAGATTATGATTCCTGCTATTACAGCTAAAACCTGGTAGGCTATCACACACATAATTTTGATGGTGAATTATGCTTCACTAGATCTAAATGGAACGTCACCTAACATGTATACCCTACTACAATCCAAGAATTTGAGAAAAAGACCGCAAGAGGCAATGGCATTTTACCTATGCAGCGTAATGTATATTACGTAATAAACGATGTTCACTATTACTTGCATAAGTGGAGACCAGCTTATCGCAACGCTTAGTTGTATGTCACAGGGACAAATTACTTCCCTACTCCAGGCACTTATTAGTTGCCCTTCGCTAATGGTGTTTATAAGGTCTATGGAAAGAAAGATCCATAAGGCTAGTGGGCTTAATATATAATGTAAAGATCTAGGTCCTCTGGTATAGTTTATAGTCACCGGAATATGTGCGTCTTAGCCCCTTCGAAAGAGATCCCTTTCGGATGGGTGACGGCTTTTAGGCACAACTGTGTAGCTTCAGATTTCCTAATGATACCCTATGCATGTGCCCCCATGCACACTAGCAAGTCCGTCTAGGCCACGTGGATGTAAGCAATATTATCCCCTTACCTGAAGAAAGACAAGGACGGCAAAAGTACAACAGAAAGTTAGTACGCTAATATATAGAGACTAATAGATTCATTTGAGAATTAAATGTGGACAGATAAAGAGAGCAAACTTTTCTGCTCCATATAAGTCAGTGGAAAACTTGAACCAACAACCAAATATGCCTATGAATTTACGATGTTTTAATCCACGGCTGTAGACAAAATCTATCTGACCAATATTAAAGATACAGCACATGTCCTGTATGTAGAAAAGAGTAATACCGTTGTTACCATGATAGAAATGACAAAGAAAGTTTAAGAATAATGTGAAACGGTTCAGTTGATTAAGATGATAGGATAAAAGATTATGAACAATTTTAGAGCATTTGATTAAATAGTAGATTACTAATATACTTCTGGTCATGCCAATTCAGAGCTAACCAATCATAGGATTTTTATTAATGGTTAAGATATTAGTCCAAACCTGAGCGACGATACGCCGTGGGACACTTAAAGATACGGCGTGGATCATCTAGAAAAGCTTTCATTGGCACAGTAGACTTTTATAGCTGATAAGAAAAACGTGTCCCTTTACTCAAACACTCATCGGTTGTTAGACAAGACTGAAAAAATCAAATTGACAGATGAAGATGTACAGTTAATCTAAGAGAATGCCATACCGTTAATGGACTATTATGTTATAAAACCTGCTGACCCCAGCTCATTATTAGATATAAACTAAGCCGTGGTTTACAATATAGATAATTACTAGAAAGAGACTCAGAAACTAATTTAATGGAATGTATAACACGCCGGGTAACCTTTGACCTTTAATACAAAGACACTTTCACTCATTCCTATGGTATACCAGTCGTCTCTTGCTATAAAGACTGGCTGGGATATACTGAAGAAAACCGATTTGAAGAAAGAAGAACCTTTTGAATTCCACAACAGAAGTTCACACAACTTACTAGCTGCCATATGTAGACAGTTGTCATCTAGAGGTAGAATTCATAATGGCCACCTAGACACCTTTAAGAAGGTTAGTAAAGATTATATGCAATATTTCACGGATAAAATTAAGCAAGACGACAATTTCCTTGAAGTCGTCCGTAATTGGGATCTGTTAAAATACCCAGAAACTAAAGATCAATGGGATGAGAATAAGAAAAAGATGTACATAAGAAATACAATTAGACAGTTAACTAGTGAAGAAGAACTAACCCGTTCATATTTTTGCATGGTTAAATCTGGGGAAGTTTACACTAATCCGAAAAAGAGGATGTAAGGCATGTTCATTCATAACGTCAGTGAAAGGCCTAGAATGATTATGAACCCTGCATCATGCGGTCCGGGAATCATGACCTGTCTATCTTCCATATTCTATGAGCCACTAAGAAGATTAATGCCTGGTTTCATACAAGGTTATGACCATGACGGACAACTCAAATTGATGAAGAAACACTTAAAGGACGGATGGGATTACCTCAACATAGATGGTTCAGCGTTTGATAGTACCTAGTACCCAGAATTGTAAGAAGCGTGTGATGATGTCTTCTTCGACATGATGGAGCCGATAATATATGAAATATTCAACAATAAATATAACGGTAAGTTAGTCCATACTACTATATCTGGACCTTAAGGAATGACTGATAGATTTTTAAGATGTGCTAAAACAGCTAAGAATGTGTTTTTTGCACTAATGGGTGATTTACCCGATGAACCTTGGCCTCTAAATATTTAACAAATTTTTAAAAGGGATGATCCAGGTTTCTGGAAAATTAGTGGAGGTAAACCTTGGCTCCACTATACATTCTTTGAATTAAAAGGCACAACATTCTCAGGATGCTTCAAAACAACACTAGGCAATACTCTCCGTAGCTTATGTTATATGTTTACATATTTACATATTAGCGGCTATGAAAAGGCATGGCTGAATGGAGACTGCTTTGTCATGGCTGCCGGTGATGATGTAACCGTAGGTGGTATTCCTAGCTTAATTGAGTCCTTAAATAACACAATCCTGTAAATGACTCTCAGGAAAAAAGAGAGCACAGACGTGTGTGGCTTGGGTTAATGTGTTACTTAGGTTGTTAGAGGAGGTCTTAATGATATAGACTTTTGCTCTAAAACCTTTTATTCAAGAGATGGATCTCTTGATTCGTTAGACTTCTGTAGAGACTACTCCAAGATACTACTATAAAAACAAATATTCAATGGAAGGAACCAGTATATATTAAGAAGGCCTAAACTACATCGCATGGCAATTTACATGGGTGTGAAGAGCGAATAAGTTTCGACCTTGGTAGAGGATATGCTCCTACTGACAGCTGAACGTTACGGTGACACTACAGACTGCTTAAAAACTGTGGAGACAAAAGCCCTGTCATCTGTAGATATAGTTAAACACGCTCTAATTAACAATGACGGCTATCATATGGAAGACCATATAAACCTTAAACTGGACATTTCCCTCATAGACTTCTTCAATCTAAGTCACCATAATGTCCTCTACATTGATGGTTCTGGAATGGGCCTGGACGGCCCAAGATTTGCGTAAATTCCTTTACCTCTTGTAGAAGAGCAACCTTAAATTAACTCAAAACTAGACCCTGTAACTCGACTTTCCAATCCTCAAAAGAGAATTAACAGAAAGAAAAATCAAGCTGAAGATATTAAACTTTCGACTGACTCCAACTGATCGTTCAGCTCCACGGATATAGCGTGAGTACTATATATACCAATCTATTTAGATTCCACTCTACAACCTAATGAATACAATGTGTATTCCTAGCGGCAGGCCTTTCGCTTCATAAAAGGTCTGATTACAATAATTTGTACGTCTCATAATTAGCGCTTATGATATGTAGTAGCTCTATTTAGGACTGATACCCTAAATCAGTAACATCTGATAGTGATAAATCACTCTTGGTATAGCGTGGTAGCTATACTTAGTATCACCCGTGATTTGATGCGTTAGTCAATAGATTGTATTAATATACACTTAAGAGAGTGATGACCTCTTTCGTAGAAATCAGCAGTTCCAAAGCTTATTTGGGAAGAACGGATCTTAGGGATCCATGTTTGTGCTAGGCACAACTGTAACATTTAGTGCA